CCCGCTGGAACTGGGCCTTGGGCGTGCTGGTGCCCAGCCCCATCCAAGGTGCGCTGCCTGCCGCTGGGCGCATGCTGGGCCTAGGCCGGCGGCGGCGATCTGATGCGATCCTCGACGAGGAGCCAAAGCCGTGACGCTGAGCAAATCCGAACGGATCCTGGCGGCCATTGAGGCCGCGCTTGTCGGCACAGCTAATGTCGGTACTCGCATTTACAGAGACAGGGCTGAGGCTGTAGCTCGTAACGAATGCCCCGCGCTCATTTATGAGCCAATTACTGAAAAAGATAGGGCCACTGGCACGCTGGCACGCACTGACACTGAAATGATCGTGCGGTTTGGCATCCTCGTCAACGGCACACCGGTCAGCAGAGTTGCCGATCCGGTGCGCGTCAGCCTTCATGCCAAGTTGATGGCCGATCCAAGTCTTGGCGGGTTGGCGCAAAGCATTTGGCCACACAAGCGAGAGTACGATCCAGCTCCAGGCGAAATTGGCGTTGTGGTTTGTGACTACCGTGTACTGTTCCGCACTCTGTTGGAGGACATAACCCAGTGAGCCTGCCGCCACTCCCTTGCACGCCAGGTTCTTACGTGCTCAACAAGAAAGGCACTGACTGGGATCTCCAAGAGTCCACTAAGCCCCCCATCGAGGTAGCTGACAATGGCCTATACGAGGCGCCGGGTCCTTCTGGTGAAGTCCGAATCGACTTACAACACGTCAAGCTCCCCAGCGGGGACTGAAGCCCTTTACGTGATCAATCCCTCAATCACGCCGCTTGATGCAAGCGTGCTTGAGCGCGAAATTATTGACACTAGCTTCGGTCGTCTGCGTTCACGGATTTTGGCGCAACGCAAAGTTGGCCTTGATTTTGATGTTGAGTTTGCCGGTAGTGGCACTCCCGGCACTGCGCCCAAGTACGGAGCGCTTCTGAAAGCCTGCGGCATGGCCGAAGCAATTGCAACTGGCGCATCCGTCACTTACTCTGGCGCCACGCCAGCAACTGACTCGGTAACGGCTAACTACAACTCAGATGGCAACGCACACCTTTCAACTGGTATGCGTGGCAGCTTTGATTTGAAACTGGATGCAGGCGCACTGCCGACCTATTCGTTCAAGATGCAGGGCAATTACAGCGCCCCAACAGATACCGCATTTCCGACCGTTACTTACACCAACCAAGCATCGCCTGTTCATGTCAGCAGTGCCAATACCACTGCGGTTACCGTGGCCGGCCTCACTGCCTGCTTGAAATCGTTCCAACTCAACCAAAACAACAGCCTGGCTTTTCAAGATCACGCTGGCTGCTCTCCTAAGGTGATCATTACTGATCGCATGGTTTCAGGCACCCTGGTGATCGAGCGACCAGACCTGCTGGCAACCAAAAATTTCTACATGCTTGCCACTGCCGGCACAACTGGGTCCGTGTCCTTCCAACATGGGCAAACGGCTGGCAATATCATTACAGTCACCATGTCAACGGTGAACTTTGGTGCGCCAACGCTTACCGACATTGACGGTGTGCTTGGCCTTTCAATTCCGTTTGTGGCACTCAAGTCTGCCGCAGGCTTGTCTGACGAACTTACCCTCGCGTTCACATGACCTTCATTCGCTCTAAGGCTAAATCCTGCCGTTGGCCTGTCACGGTTCAAGAGCCTGTTGATGGCGGCGGTTGGATAGACCAAGGATTTACCGCTGTTTTCAAGCGCCTTGGCCGCTCCGATTTCAATGCACTCATTGAGCTTGGCGACGAAGCCGTGATTCAGGAGATCCTGGAAGGCTGGGATGATCTTAAAGATGAAACCGGGGAGCCGATTCCATTCACCCCTTCTGAGCTGGCCAATCTGTCTGACGACACCTACTGGAGTCGCGGCGTGATCAAGTCGTATTTTGAGTTCCTGAACGGAGGTAAGGAAAAAAACTAAGCGATGCTGCTGGGCACTGGGCCGGCGTTGACGAATTTGACGATTCCGGCCTAGCAGAGGATGCAGCAGCATTTAACTTGATCCTCCCCAAGCCAGAGCCCAAGACCGTTGAGATCTGGGACGAGAATTGGGACATTGTGATGATGTTTATCCGCGTCCAGACGCAATGGAACGTGGATGGTGGTGTGCGCCTAGGGCTTAGGTATGAATCCTTAGAATGGCTTTGTAAGGTCTATGAGATCACAGACCAGCGGGCCATGCTTGAGGGTTTGCGAGTCATGGAAGCAGCCGCCTTAAAAGCCCTGAATACTGCATTGTCTGCAAGTGGCTGATCAAACCTCAAGGCTGAAGATCATTGCAGATATCTCAGGGCTTGATGGCCTTGAGAAGTTGAAAGGTGCTTTCCGTGGCCTGCAACAGTCAGTTGGTCCGACTGATCAGGTTATTAGGCGAGCTAGGCAAGAAATCAATGACTTTGTAGCGGCTGGCGTAAGATCAGAGCAGGCAATACAAGGTCAAATTAGCGCGTTTCGCGCTTTGCAATCTCAAGCAAAAATAGGAAGCGAAACATATCAACAACTGCGCAATGACATTGAGCAGCTTAAGGCTGAGTTTCAAGGCGTAAATACACAAGCTCAAACACTAGCAAGAACATTAAACCAAGGTATTGGCGATTCGGCCAGCAAGGTTGCGGGACAACTGTCAATTTTGCGCGAAAATCTAAATACACTTAAAATTGGAGGACAGGAATACATTAACGTACTTCAGCGAATCCGTGAGATTGAGACGGTAAATAATGCACGCTCTGCTCGCAGCAATGTAATAGCTGGCAACCAAGCCTATAGCAGTGCAACACTAACAACTGGCTACGGCGCAGATGCCAATCTGCCACAAATGCCAGATACAACCGCTGCACTCAATCAGCGGTTGAATGAGCTGACCGCTGCCTACGCCAATGTTGGTCGAGGCGGAGAGCGGTATATCCAGATTGCCCGCGAGATCAGCGCTATTCAACGCCAGCTTGCGCAAGATTTTAGAGCACAAACTGAACCCATGGCGCAAGCCAATGCACGTCTTGCCCAAACAAGAGCAGGCATTGCGGCATCTGGCTTTGGTGCTTTCTCAACTGGCATTGAAGACAACATTGCGATTCAAAAGTCCATTGCCCGCAATGCTCGCAAAAATCCCGCCATCCCTGATGGTCCACTTGCCGACCAACCCCAACAAGCCAGCACCCTTTGGCAGTCGGTAGCCGTTGCCCAAAACGCCAAGCTGGCCAACAGCAACCAGATGATGGGCCGCACCTACGGGGAAGTGGCAAGCGCTATTCGCTCAGCTAAGGACACCTCGGACGGCAGCATCCGCAGTCTGCAAGCACAACGCGATGCCTGGACCCAGCTTTCAGCCGCTGTTCAAAAGGGCAGCAAAGAATACCGGGATGCTCAGACGCAAATCAAAGCAGTTGACAAGCAAATTGGAGCTGGAAACCGCCTTGAAAATGCAGCCAAGATTGGCGGCACTGTTGCCGCGGGCGCCATTTTTGGTGGCCCTGAAGGGGCTATTGGTGGCCTGATTGGCGCAGGGCTTGGTGGTGTAGCTGGCGCTGCTCTTGGAACAGAAATTGGTGCAACCGCTGGCATGGTGCGGCAATCCATTTCTGCAACAGCAGAATATGCTGCCACTATTGACAAGCTGAATATTGCCCTTAAAGGTGTTGCAGGTAGTCAGGCTGAATACGCACGGGCGCAAGAAGCAATTAACAGCTCTTCAACGCGATTTAACGTACCACTTGAAAATGCAACTCAGAATTTCACACGACTAGCAGCATCAGTAAAAGGTGCAGGCGGCAACATTACCAATGCCAAGATTGTTTTTGATGGCATTACATCAGCCATTAAGGCCACAGGTGGGAATACAGAGGATGCCAATGCAGCCATCCTGGCCATGTCTCAGGTGTTTAGTAAAGGCAAAGTTTCAGCCGAAGAACTTCAGGGACAACTTGGCGAAAGATTGCCAGGCGCCGTAACTGAGTTTGCCAAGGCCACTGGTCGTACTTTGCCGCAGCTTCAGAAAGACCTGAAGGACGGCACAGTTGGCCTCAATGACGTAATGAAATTTGCTATTTCTATGCAAGAAAAATATGGAACCGCAGCAGATAAAATGGCGAAATCTACTGAGTCCGCTGGCGAACGAATGAAGGTTGCGTTAGATAAACTAAAGTACACGTTCGGTGAATTCTTCAAACCTGTAGGAGCTGGTTTCCAAGAGTTGACAGCAAAGGTTGCCAATTTCCTTTCAGGCCAACTTGATGGAACCGCCAAAAATCAAATTCCCATCTTTAAGCTTTTTCAATTTTTGGCTGGCCGGGGAAATAAGGAAACAAAGGAAACAACGGCAACATTCAACGAGCCACCTCAAGCGGCAGCAACTTTTAACACTCCAACAGGCAAAACTCCAGAAGAAATTGCAAAAGAGAACGAAAATACAGCGGCCAAAGAGCTGCACCAAATCATTAAATCTATAACATTAGCTCAGCAAGAGTACAACACACAACTTAAAATATCAAACGATAATTTTAAGGCACTGAATGCCAGTGCAGACTATTACAAGCAGCAGGTATCCACAACCAATCAACTTAAGGAGGCTACGCTTAACGCTGATCTTGCCGTCAATAATGCAGCAAAGTCAATTTTGCAATCACTGCTAGAGCAAGCAACATCCGAAAAAGATAAAATTGCAATCAAATTACAGATCAGGCAAATTGACATTGAAAATGCCAAGATCCAACGCGATATTGCGGTACAAAAAATTCAGCTAGAGCAAACTCTAGCAAATCTGGCTGCAACAAACGCTCAAAATGCGTACAAGTATTCACAAGCGGAATCAACAAGGTCACAGGCACTTGTTGCCCAGGCCAATGCTGCTGTTGCACAAGCGCAGGCCGCTTACGAAGCTGGCGGCAAAACCACGGCATTATTGCAACTGCTACAAACTGCACAGAATACACAGTTAAATGTTAGTCAAACTGCAAACGCAGCGCAAAATAAAATGGTAGAAGCAGGGTATGAAGTTAGTAAAACTCAGCTCACCGCTAAAACAACTGCGTTGATTGGAGCACAGCAATTGCGGGCCGCAAATGCTCAGTTTAACGCTACAAGCTATCTTGCTAATCAATTCCCAGGTTTACCAAATGGCGCCATACCCACTGGCGAGTATTTCAACGGTGCGCCAGTTGTAGTGATCAATGGACAACGCAGGACCGGTCAGATGGTTAATGGTGTCGTCAGATATGCCGGTGGCGGTTACACCGGTGATGGTCCTAGGTCAGGTGGCCTTGATGGTCAAGGCGGCTTCATGGCCATGCTTCACCCTCGGGAAACAGTGATTGATCACACCCGCACCGGTGGTACAGCGCCTTCCATCACGATTCAAACCGGCCAGGTGGTGCAGATGCCTGATGGCAGCCAATGGGTCAGCATGGCTGATCTTGAGCAGGCCATGCGCGCCACCGCTGCTGGTGTCTTGGGTCAGCTGCGCACCCCAGCCGGCCGGGTTGCTCTGGGAGGTGCCTGATGATCCGGGGACAGGCGGCGTTCGTGGCGTTCGGCGACGGCTTCGGCGCCACGTTTGCGCGGTGGCAGTCGTACTGGGTTGATGGCGTGGTGTCGTGGGACAGCCAGCAATGGAGCTATCAGCAACTCGACTGGGCGGGCCTTGCCAGCGGCCAGGCTGTGGGTGATCAGGCAACGCTGACCCTGCCAGCGGTGCCATCGGTGCAGGCCATGACTGAGCAGGCTCTGGCAGGCCCGTGGGTGGCCACCCTGCGCGTGATCCAGTTTGATGAATCCACCGCCGGCAGCGGCCCACCA